TCACCCAGATTTTTTGCCCGTCCCGCATCCGTCCCGCACCACACCATCCACCAGCTCGCCAGCAGCAGCACGCACCAGCTCCACATCATCCGGCCAAAAGTGCGTGTACACGCTCAGCGTCACATCCGCGCTCGCATGTCCCAGCATTGTCTGCACCGCCTTCACGTTCTGCCCAGACCGAATAAGGGCCGTGGCGTATAGGTGGCGTAGCGCATGAAAGTTAAAACCGCACAGCACCTTCATCGAGTGACTGATGGACTGTGAGGTGACCATCAGCCCGGTTGGGGTACGAAACACCGGCTCATCATCACCATCAGGGTGCGCCAGCAAGTGCGCGGCCAGACGGCGGGCAACAGTAGCGGAAAACGGTATCGTCCGCATCGACGACTCCGTTTTCAACGGCGCGAAATGCGGAGCCATCACACCACCAGAACGCGGCCGCGTCTGCTGCACCACATGCACCAGCTTGTTGCCCATGTCGATGTTGGCGCGAGTCAGGCCACCAACCTCACCCGCACGCATACCAGTGCCGAGCGCGAGGATCATCATCGTCGCCAGCGTTTCCCGTCCGGTCTTATCTGCCAGTTTGATAGCAGCGCGCACATCATCCACCGAGGGCAGGTCAGCCACGGTCACAACAACTTTCCGGGGTGGTTTTTTCACCTTTGATACGGGGTTATTGCGGATGAGTCCGTCTTCAACGGCCATTGTGAAGCAGCCGGACAGCTGCGCAGCCCACGACGAAACAGTGTTCTGGGACAGTGCCTTGTTTTCCAGCCAGGGTCTGCCGTTGGTGAGGTGCCCCAGCCACGTTCTGACGTGCGCGGGGCGGATGGAGTCGATGGGCATGTCGGCCATGTCGCCGAGGTTGGCGTGAATGGTTTTTCGAACTTCTCTGGTGCCAGGGGATTGAGCGGTGGTCTTGTACGTTTTCCAGTATTCGGTCAGTGGTATTTGGCCGTCGGTGGGGTTTATCCAGTCGCCTGCGCGTAGTTCGCGTTCGCGGTCGTTGAGCCAGGCTTTGGCTTCGCGGTGGAGGTCGAACGTTTTTGAGTGCTCTTTGCCTGCGGGGTCACGGTAGCGTGCCACCCAACGTGTTTTCCCGTTGCGGACGCGTTTTTGAACAGCCATTGGTATGATTCCTTTTGTCGCTGGTTGGTTGAGCCACCCCCCCGGTTCCCACGGCGGCATTTTGTGGGGGCGCTCCCTAATGTGGTGTTGGGTCGAGCGCCCCCTTGTTTTTCTACCTGCGCTTACTAAACGGCGGTTCCAACTTCGACCTGGTCACAAAGTGGTGAACTACGAACGCCGCCTCGATGGCGAACAAGACCAGCCCGAAACCGAAAAAGCTAAAAAGCAAGAACGCAAAGTTAAATAGGAAAATGAGAAGCCACCACAGCAGCATTGAGCCTCGACCAGACTTCTCTAGACCTGACGCATCCTCACGGAAATGCTCGAGCACGCGATACGCCTGCCCAACAGTTAGATAGTCCATTCGTGGCGCGCGATTATTCGGGAAGTGGTGCCCAATCTTCCCGCGCACGAATCCTCGCTGGAACGGGGTCGCGCGTTTTGATCCATCCGGCGCGAGTAGCACTTCCCAGTTCGCGGACTCCGCGGGAACTTCCGATGCTGCTGCCACGCGCTGCGTGGTTTCCAAATCTGGCGTGGTTGTGCCGTAGGTGCGCATTAGAAAATCGTCGTATTCTGCCTGCGCGATGAAGAGTTCTTCCGTGTCCAGCCGAACCGATGCGTAGAAATCGTCCCAATCGTGGCATGTCCAAACGCGCGCTGGAACGTCTGCTGGCCCGTCTATGGTGTTGGCCAGTTCGTCGGCGTACTCGATGTATCCGAGCGGGTGCTCGTCGTGGGTCACGTTGATTCTGTTGCCGTCGACAGTGAGTGTCGCGATGATTTCGAAAGCCTCTCCTGGAGTTGCGAAGTTGGATTCCGCGAGTGACCTCAGGTAGTCGAAATTCCTGGATTCGCCTTCAATGTCGGTGTCGAAGCGCGCTTCCTCTTCGGAGTTCATGACCGTGTCCTTTCGTAGGTGGCTCGCCATACGGCAAGTAGGTGGGTGGTTACGCCAAGCTCACGGGCGATGGCTCCATCGTGAGCGCCGTAGAGCGCTTCCGCTGCGGCGTAGTCGGCGTGAGAGATGAGCATGTTCGCTGCCGTCATGTCGGCGGCGCGTTCCATGCGCTGGTCGAAATGTTGGATACCGGTCGGCACGTCACCTGTGAGCGCGTGCCCGAGTTCGTGCGCCAACGTGCAACGGTAGTTCGCGGCACGGAGGTCACTGCGAAGGCTGATAGTCCTCGTGTGGTGGTGGTACCAGCCTTTGGGGCCACGGTCGTGGGTGGTGATGGTGACCCCTAGTTGGTCGGCTAGTTGGTGTAGGTCATCAGTCGTCAAACTCCGTGTTCTCCTCCTCGTGGTAGTCACTGTCATCGGCTACCGCGTCTTGAGGAATATCAGGCCGGGCGGATTGTTTGTTCGAACGATGATCGTCGAGGCTGGCGACTGGTGCTTCGGTGCCGTCGTAGTCGATGGCTTCGCCGGTGGGGTCGCCGAAGAGATTTAGGGCTTCCGGGTCGGAACGACGGAGGATTTCGTCGAGAATCTGCTGATTACTCATGCGCCCGGCCGAAACCTGCACGCTGATTTCCTTAACTGCCTGTAGTGATACGAAGCCCAGGTCAAGCAGTGACTTGATTTCATTAACCCCGTAGGCGCGGGATATGGCAATGGCATATTCAGCGGTTGTTTCGCCTTTTTTCTGGTGCCGTAGGAATGTCGCTTTCGATACGCCAGCACGGTCTGCTGCTTGGCTTGCGGTGGGGGAATCGGGAAGGCTTTTGAGCCAATCTTGAAGCGTCATAGGTTCATTATGAACCATATCCAAAAACCTGTCAAGCCCTGCATAAACAAACAGTTTGGATATTCGGGGTTGACAATGAACCCTACAAGGTTCATAATGAAATCACCGGTGCAAGGAAGCGACCGGGAAGAGCTTAAAACAGCTGGACAGGAAACCATGCAGAAACAAAACAACGTATCGCGAGCACTTGAGGAACTCGCCGACCGAACCCGATACCACGGCGAAGACCCAAAACGAGGATTCAAAGACCTCACTAAAGAACACCAGGAGGCTATCGCAGCCGCAGCCAACAGCCTCCTGGTGGACGATCTAACTTCGCTCAATGCGACCAATGCGTCGCTCTAGTGAATAGATGGCCTCAAGGGTTTCTGCCTGCAAGTGAACTAGGCGATTCAGGTGGTTCTCGATATCGCCTACATGCATCAAGTTGTGCAAATAACCATTAATGTCATCGAGCTTCTGTTCAACTTCAGAACTCACATTTGTCACCTCCTAACTGGGGAAGTGTCCCCGTAGGAAAGCTTAGTAAAGAAAGTGAAGCCCACTATGGAAACAATGTCGGCACCACGCTTTCGGGTGCGCCCGGGGGTGCTGGATCACATTATGCGCACCCGCCGACTGCAGACAGAAGAGCAGTTGGCGGCAGCTCTAGGCACCACTGTTGACCGGTTGCCGGACCTTCGTTCTGGGGCGCCGATTACAGCCAGGATGGCGCTACATATCGCCGCCCTGCAGGGGGACAGTGATTTCGTTGCCGGGTACTGCGAACCACTCGCCGCATAAGAAAAGCCCCTCGCTGGAACGAGGGGCAAAGCAGACCACAAAGGTCAACCAAAAGACATAAGAAAGGATACCACAGTGAGTATCACCCCGTTCAACTTCCAAGGCAAGGAAGTCCGCGTCATTGCCGATGACCCGGAAAAGCCACTCTGGGTAGCACGCGACGTAGCAACAGCGCTCGGATACAAGAACACTACCGATGCTATTCAGCGTCACTGCCGTGGGGTCGTGAATCACTACCCCATCAAGGACAGGCTCGGTCGCACGCAGAATGTCCGCGTCATTGCCGAACCAGACCTCTACCGCCTGATTGTCGGCAGCGACCTGGACACAGCACAGGAATTCGAGCGCATGGTGTTCGAAGAAGTCCTGCCGTCAATTCGCAAGCACGGCGCATACATGACCTCTGAAGCAATCGAAAAGGCGCTTACCAACCCAGACACCATTATCCAGCTCGCCACAACCCTCAAAGAAGAGCAGGCGCGGCGCGCGGAACTTGAAACGCAGGCTAAGGAGAACGCCCCGAAGGTCCTGTTCGCTAACGCGGTCGCAACCGCCAAGACAGACATTCTTGTTGGCGACCTAGCCAAGATCCTTAAGGGCAATGGCATTGAGGTTGGGGCGAACCGACTGTTCAAGTGGATGCGCGAGAACGGCTTCCTCATTGCCCGTAAGGGGACGGATTGGAACATGCCGACGCAGAAGTCGATGGAGCTTGGCTTGTTTCGCGTGAAGGAGACGGTGATTCAGCACTCTGACGGGCATGTTGGTGTGAGTAAGACGTCGAAGGTGACTGGTAAGGGGCAGGAGTACTTTGTCAGCCGGTTTATGGACGGTCGATTCACGATTGACCGAAACGTGCTGACCATCAATGGAGTTGAGTTCGACCTGGACGAAAAACTGACTGTCGCAATGCCTGGCCGAGACGGGGAACCTGGCCGGCAGGAAACTTTTCGCCTTGGCGCAGCGTCCAGCGCGGACATCCACCACTTCTTCCATGAAACTCGCTCGGGAAGTCATAAGCGATGGAGTGGCCGGGTTGACGACCTCGAGATGTTGGCGCGGGAGATTGTCGCCCAGCGTGTGGCGTGCGTGCAGGACTTGAAAGGCAAGGAGGTATAGCCAAATGACTGATTCTGACTACGAGGACGATATGACTCCGGAGGATCGTCGCGCCGCTGTGGAAGGTGCTCGGAAGATTGCTGCGGAAATGCGTGAACACGGCTTTGAGACGTTCATGGAATGGGCTCAGTGGCGGTGGGCTAAGCAACAGGAGGAACAGTGAGTTTCTGCGAGTGGTGTGGAACTGAATTTGCCCAGCCTAAGCGCAGTAGGGGCAGGCAGAGGAAGTACTGCAAGAGGTCATGCAGGCAGCGCGCCTATGAGTCGCGACGATATGGGATTGACGAGCTGTGGAACCAGATGAGGGGGGAACATCGTGACTGTTACCTCTGTGGCAAGCCGCTCGATTGGGCGGGAGGTCGAGATGAGATTTGCCTGGATCACAAGGTTGCGACTGTTCGTGGTGGTCGCACGAGTCCGGGGAATTGTAGGCCGGTTCATGTGCTCTGCAATTTGAGGAAGTCGGACAACTTGTTGCATCCGGATTTCTTTCGTCAGTCAGCGTAG